GCTGGGGCATTAGGATATAATGCATCAGAGGCCCTTACGGCAGGCTTATTTAATCATACTAATAGTGAGTATGATAGTAGTGATATGGGTTGGGTTGATAATACTAGGAAGTTAATAGATCTAATTGATCCGGATGTTACCCAGTCTACCGCAGATTTTAAATATTCTTCAGAAATATGGAAGATGGTTAATGGTGTTGATAAAGATGCTGATATACAAATCGACCTTACTCCTAGGCATAATGAGTGTGGGCCTATTACTGCTTCTGCTGCAGGTGATGGTACACAATGCACTATAGATGAATATGTCATCCCTGTAGATCTTTATACAACGCCAGTAGAATTGACATGGCCTGTTGGTGCTGCAGAACCATGGGAATTCTATACTACAAAGAATAATAGGAATAACTCGTGGAATACCAATAATTGGGGTTTTGTTGCAGCTAAATACGCATATGAATACTACAGTACTTCATATCATAGCTATCAGAAATGGGTACCGACAGCTGATCCATGGGGTGAGTATATCACTATTGATATGCCTCCTAGATCTAAGAAAAATGTATTGGTAAAAATACCTAAATCTATAATTATCACTAGTAATAAAACTATACATACAAATACAGGTTTTAGATCTACAGTAGAAAGATTCTCATTGCCTGACGAAGATGGCTCAAATTGGACTGATAATGGAAGTCCATGTACAGCTAGATGTGATATAATTGTGACAGGTAGTAGCGTACGCGAACATAATACAGATGTTATGATTGAATCATTATCCTTTATTAACTGCGTTAGAATTAAGCAGGAAACTCAAGTTGAAACTATTTCTCCTGTAGTTGTTCCAGTAGTGACTAATACAACTGATACTGTAGTAGTACCGATGGAAGTAAATGAGCTTGGCCAAGATAAATCATTATCTGATGTAGCAGTGACAATGGATGGTGAAGAAGTAGCTTCAAGTAAGTATTCATATAATAGTATTACTAATGAGATTATATTTGATGATGATATCGTTGGTGATGTATCACTTACCACCTGGTGGTTAGATTTAGCATATGATGGTGATCACTTTGAATTTGATGACCTAACAGGACTTCCTATTATGGGATCACTACCTTGGTTACCTGGGGATGACTATTATAATCCTTATGTATATATACCAGGGGCTGGTGACTTCATATATGATGAACCACATACAATTACGACTGTTGAAGATTGGTTTGATGGTAATACATATGAACAAGCTGATAACGGAGTAGTTAAAGATTGGGGATCGCCTGCTAAATTAGCGGCTGATCCTAGAATTAGAAATGTATCAGCTGTAACTACAACTAACACATGGATCGGCGATAATTTAGTACCATGTGATTATATAACATTTGAACATAATTGTCCAGCTTGTCAATCAGAACTTGTGGATTACCCTAATAACACGTGGCTTAGATATGAAGTCACTTATAATTGTGGATAAGTAATATGGCAACTTCAGTATACTTTACCGGTAGTGTAAAATCAGAGCAAAATTTATATGAAGACTTAATCATAGAGTCCCTGCAGCTCTATGGCCAAGATATTGTATATATTCCAAGAAAGGAAATAACCCATGATGAGATCTTAAATGAATCTTATTCAAAGTTTACTGATATATATCAAATTGAAATGTATATTGAAAATCAAGATGGGTTTGAAGGGGATGGTGATCTTCTTTCTAAATTTGGTTTAGAGATTAGAGACCAAGCCACCTTCATTGTATCTAAGCGACGTTGGGAAAAACAAGTAGGTACTTGGGGAGATACATTAAGACCTATGGAAGGAGACTTATTATTCCTACCTATGGCTAACTCTATATTTGAGATTAGATTTGTCGAACATGAATCACCTTTCTATCAACTACAAAATGTTCCTGTATACAAATTACAAGCAGAATTATTCGAATACTCTGATGAGGTATTAGATACTGGTATTGGAGCAATTGATAAGATCGAAACTGTTAATGCTACAGCCTACTCATATCTATTAATTAGTGGTTCTGGCGGATTTATCATAGGGGAAACTGTATCACAATGGTCAGGGGCTTATGAGTTAGATGACCTTGGGGCCCCTGATTTAGCCCTACCTATTAATATTGAAGGAGAAGTTGCATCTTGGGAAGATACCGGTGCAGGTGGTAACTTAATGGTGGTAAGCCATGGAACTACCGACGGTAAGTTTAGAAAGTTCTATGCAGATACAGGTAATCTAATTAGTGGTACAGAATCTGGAGCTACATATGAATGTGCTGGTGATTTAGCTGGATCAAGTAATTTTAATGATTCATATGCTGATAATGATGCCTTTGAATACGAAGCCGATAGTATTATCGACTTTACTGAAAATAACCCATTTGGAATGCCATAATGTTTGAGAATCACTTTTATAATTCAAGTACAAGACGGATGGTATCTGTCTTTGGAAGTCTCTTTAATAAACTAGAGGTAATTAAGACTGACGCGGCGGGTAAGGTACTACAAAAGATTAAAGTACCATTGGCCTATGGCCCTCGCCAGAAGTTCTTAACTAGGGCTAAGGATCTTGGGGATACTAAGATAGCTATTAAGTTACCTCGCATATCATTTGAGATTACTGATATGTCATATGATGGGGCGGCTAGAATTAATAAAACTAAGAAGTTTATTAAGGTTGATCCTAATGATAAGAAGAATGTTAAGTCATTAGGGTCTCCTGCAGTATATAAGGTAAACTTTGAGTTGAATGTTATGACTAAGGGCCAAGATGAGGCCTTACAAATACTTGAACAGATCCTTCCAATATTTCAACCAGATTATACTGTAACTATTAAAGATATTCCAGAAATGGATATTACTTCAGATGTCCCTATTGTATTAAATAGTGTAACATTAAACGATGAATATGAAGGTGATTATCTATCACGTCGAACAGTTGTATACACCCTTAACTTTGAAACACGTATTAGATACTATAGAGGTATTCAAGATAAGTCAGTCATTAATAAGACTGAAGTTTCATATGCAACTAAACCTGTTAACGGTAAGCTTGAATTACAAACAGTAGATGGAACTACCTCGCCATACACAGAATCAATAGACTTCTTTAAATATGTTACTGACCGAGAAGTAGATTTATTAACTATAGAGGAATGGGAATATATTAAAGATGGAGTAGCCCCTGTGGATCTAACCCTTAATAATATGTTAATGGCAAATGATACCAATGGAGTTCCAATATATGATATTGATTCCGATGGGGATATCGATAATACCGATGGGGCATTATTAGAAATGGTATCAACTGGGCAAGATATGACAGGTTATGATTTAGATACAGTAGCTAAAGCCCAAGCGATGTTAGAATTAGGAAGAGATTATTGGTTTACAAAGGCGTTATACATTAGAATTGAATAGGTAATATTATGAGTGAACATTTAGATGATGATTATGAGAAGATAAGACGAAACCTTTTCGACTTAACTGACCAAGGCGATGAAGCTATTGAGTTGATGATGGAATTAGCTAGAGAGTCTGAACATCCTAGGGCCTTTGAAGTACTTGGCCAATTAATCAAGCAAAATGCAGATATATCTGAGAAGATACTTAAGATGCATAAAACCCGTAAAGAAGTAGATAAGGTAGATAATACCCCTGCCTTAGAAGGGGGAACTATTACTAACAACTTATTTGTTGGATCTACTACTGATCTACAAAGACTACTACAAAATGAAAAAGTGATTGATAATGGCAACGAAGAAACCTGAGTCTTATTTAGGTAATGCTTCAGTAAAAAGAGATGGTATTACCCAAGATTGGACTAAAGAAGATATATTAGAATATAAGAAGTGTATGGGGGACTCTATACACTTTGCTGAAACCTATTGTAAGGTAATATCATTAGATGATGGCTTAGTACCCTTCAAGCTATATCCCTACCAAAAAGAAATGTTCGAACACTTTAGTGATAATAGATTTTCTATTGTACTAGCCTGCCGACAATCAGGTAAGTCTATATCTACCGTTGCCTATCTCCTATGGTTTGCTTTATTCCATAGTGAACAAACGATTGCTATATTAGCTAATAAAGGATCTACCGCTAGGGAAATGCTAAGTAGAATTACCCTTATGTTAGAGAACCTCCCCTTCTTTCTCCAACCAGGATGTAAAGCCTTAAACAAGGGTTCTATAGAGTTTAGTAACAACTCAAGGTTAATTGCTGCAGCTACCTCTGGTAGTTCCATTCGTGGTATGTCTATTAACCTATTGTACCTTGATGAGTTTGCCTTCGTTGAGAATGCCACAGAATTCTATACCTCAACCTATCCGGTAGTATCTGCTGGTAAGAAGACTAAAGTTATTATTACCTCAACAGCTAATGGCTTAGGTAACATATATCAAAAGCTATATGCTGGGGCTTTACAAAATACAAATGAATTTAAAGCATTTAGGGTAGACTGGTGGGACGTCCCAGGGAGAGATAAAGAATGGAAACGTATGACCGTTGCCAATACCTCAGAACTACAGTTTGATCAAGAATTTGGTAATAACTTCCATGGGACAGGTAATACCTTAATTAATGCTGAGACTCTATTAGCCCTTAAAGGTAGAGAGCCTATAGCTATACAGAATAATGTTAGTATATACTACGATCCGGTTGAAGGTCATAACTATTTAATGTTTGTTGATGTATCTAAAGGTAGGGGGATGGACTATTCTACGTTCAATATCATCGATGTATCAGAAAAACCTTTTAAACAAGTGGCTATATTTAGAGATAATAGGATAAGTCCTATTCTATTCCCTGATATCATTTACAAATATGCTGCCCATTATAATGAATGTTATGTGGTGATTGAATCTAATGATCAAGGGGCAGTGGTATGTAATGGCTTGTATTATGATTTAGAATATGAGAACGTATTCGTAGAATCATATACTAAAGCTAATGCTATTGGGGTTACTATGACGCGTAAGACTAAAAGAATTGGGTGTTCTACGATTAAAGATATTATGGAACAAGGTAAATTAGAGATATCTGATATTAATACTATCCAAGAGATGTCGACCTTTGTAGCTAGAGGTTCTAGTTATGAGGCGGATCATGGTAACCATGATGACTTAGTAATGAATTTAGTTATGTTTGGATATTTTACAACCACCCCCTTCTTTGCTGATTCAACTGATGTTGATATGAAAGGTATGTTATATGCTGAGCGTGTTAAAGCTATTGAAGATCAAATAATACCTGTTGGGGTATTTGGTAATGATAATACTAGTACCAATGAAGGACCCCAATGGGAAGTATGGAAAGGTTGATAATTATAAATAACTGTATTGAATAAACAATCGTATTATGAAAAAACTTATAAATTAAATGACGAGGTAAACAAATATGGCATTTCTAGTATCCCCTGGTGTACAGGTAAAAGAGATAGATCTGACTAATGTTGTTCCTGCAACTTCAGCCTCTATTGGCGCGATCTCTGGTTCATTCCAGTGGGGTCCCGCTAATACGATTGTTACAGTTGGCTCGGAACAAGAATTAGTAGAAACATTTGGGCAGCCCAACGATGAAACGTTTGATACGTTTTTATCAGCTGCTCAATTTTTAAGCTATGGTAGCACATTACGTGTTGTCAGAGCAGTAGGTAGTTCTGCAACTAACGCAGCTTATGGCGCGACAGGTGTAGTAATTAACAACCAAGCAGAAGCAGAAGCTTATGGTGGAGCAGCAATTTTTGCGGCTAAATCAATTGGTGCTATTGGTAATAGCATCGGTATTTCTGTAATGTCTAGTGGTGCTACTACATTAGACGGCACAGAGTTTTCAAACTTTAATGGGGTTCCATCAGACGATGAACTTCATGTTGTAGTATTTGATATAGATGGTGGTATTACAGGTACAGCAGACACAGTATTAGAATCATTTGGTTATGTTTCACAAGCTGTTGATGCTAAAGGATCTGATGGTACATCTAATTATTGGGTAGATGTTGTTAATAGCCAATCAGCATGGATTAATTCATTAAATGCTCCGGCAGAGATGTCAACATCTGGTTCTCCATTAATTGGTACTACATGGGATGTAGTTATTAATGTAACTGGTACAAATACAGCAATTTATTCAGTTGCTTTAATTGGTGGTGTATCTGATGACATATTAACTCCAGGTGAATTAATGCTCGGTTATGATATGTTTGCTGATGCTGAAACAGTTGAAGTTTCATTATTAATGCTATCATCTAACTTAAGTGCTGTTGATAGTGATACAGTATGTGATAAATTAATTGCTATAGCTGATGCACGTAAAGACTGTGTAGCCTTTGTATCACCATACATGGATGCTACTGTTAATAATACTGCAGCAACTGCCGCTGTTGAAGCTTGGAGAGATGGTTTAACATCTTCTTCATATGCGTTTGCTGATTCAACTGCGTTATATATCTATGATAAGTATAACGATAAATACCGTTGGGTTCCAGCTGCTAGTTCTATGGCAGGCCTATGTGCTAATGCAGATAATGTTGCAGATGCATGGTTTAGTCCAGCAGGTGTAACTAGAGGTAATGTAAATAACGTTACTAAATTAGCTCATAATCCAGTAGCTGCTAGCAGAGATGCATTGTATAAAGTAGGGGTTAATCCTATTGTTACATTCCCTGGCCAAGGTACTATGTTATGGGGTGATAAGACTTTACAAACTAAAGCTTCTGCATTTGACAGAGTTAATGTTCGTAGATTGTTTATCACATTAGAGAAGGCAATATCACAAGCTTCTAGAGCGTCTTTATTCGAATTCAATGATGAGTTCACTAGAGCACAATTTAGAAATATGGTAGAGCCATTCTTACGTGACGTTAAAGGTCGACGTGGTATTACAGACTTTAAAGTAGTTTGTGATGATACAAATAATACAGGTGATATTATCGATACTAATCGATTTGTTGCTGACATTTATATCAAACCAGCACGTTCAATTAACTTTATTACATTAAACTTTGTAGCCACTAGAACTGGTGTTGAGTTTAATGAAATCGCTGGAGGTAACTAATCATGGCTATTTTAGGAGTAGATGATTTTAAAGCAAAACTAATCGGTGGTGGTGCACGTAGTAATTTATTTAAGGCGACTTTAGGTTTCCCTGGATTTGTTACTGCTGATGTTGAACTATCATCATTTATGGTCAAAGCCGCTCAATTGCCAAGTTCAGTAATTAATCCTATCATGGTTCCTTTCCGTGGTAGACAATTACAGATCGCAGGTGATAGAACCTTTGAACCTTGGACTATTACAGTTATCAATGATACTGGTTTTGACGTTCGTAACTCTTTTGAAGAGTGGATGAATGGTATTAATCAACACAATGCTAATACTGGTATGACTAATCCTACGGATTATATGTCAGATATGATCGTTGCACAACTTGATAAAGATGGTACAGAAGTAAAATCTTATAACATTCGTGGATGTTTCCCAACTAACTTAGGTGCTATTGAAGTATCTTATGATAGTGAGAACACGATTGAAGAGTTTACTGTTGAACTACAAGTTCAGTATTGGGAGTCTGATACAACGACTTAATCGGTAAAATAAAGGGTGCTTATAAAAGCACTCTTTTATAAAGGTTATAAATAACTATAGTCTTTATAAAAGAGTATAACTCACACTAATTATGGCAGAAGAAGAAAATAAACTATTCGGGTTTTCATTCAAAAGAAAGAAGACCGTTGAAAAAAATAAAGCTAGATCATTCGCTGATACTAACGAAGACGGCGCGTATCAGATATCTCCATCAGGTGGCTTCTTTGGCCAGTACATGGATATATCTGGCGATCAGTTTAAGAGTGACGCTGAATTAATATTTAAGTATAGAAGTATATCATCATATCCAGAGATTGATGCGGCTATTGAAGATATTACTAATGAAGCAATATCCCAGAGTGAGGGGGAGGTTGTTAAATTGGTGCTAGATAATTTAGATCAACCAGATAATATTAAGAAGTTAGTACAAGAAGAGTTTGACACTGTTCTTAAGATATTAGATTTTAATAGTAATGGCTATGACTTATTTAGAAGATGGTATATTGATGGTAGACTATTCCACCATGTAATCATTAATACAAAACAACCTGAAGCTGGTA